GCTTATCCTTGTTGGGCTTGGGTTTAGGGGGTTGGGGCTTGGTTACTGGTTCGGCTTTGGTTCCTGCAATTACCCTTGTATGTTGGTAGGGCATTGCTTAGTTATTGTTATGTAGGGGGGGGGTAATTGGGGGTATTATTGGGGGGAAATACCTATCTTTACTGTAACAAAATGTAACAAACTGTAACAAAACGTAACACATGATAAAAAAAACACCATACTGCATATATTGCGGTGAAAGAATGGAAAGCCTAACAGCAAAGAAAAAATACTGTTCAGATAAATGTAGAGTTTATTTTCACAGAGAGTACCCTAATGGAAAAACGATTTCTCCGGTAGAATTAGCCTCAAAATTAAAGGTTAATTCTAAAATGGAACAAGAGTATAAAAAAGAAAATAAAGTGTCTAAAAACGAACCTAAAGAAGGAAGTTTAGCATGGTTCATAAAAAATTCGTAAATTAGCGTATGAAAAGTAAATTAAAAATGATGAAAAGAGCTGATGGCTCTTATTCAAGACATGGACTATGGGATTCCATTCGTGAAAATAAAGGTAGTGGTAAAAAACCTACACCTGAAATGTTAAAGCAAGAAAAGAAAATTAAAGCACAAGAAAAGAAATAGGTATGGCATTAGATATAATGAGACAGATGCCGGAAAATCCAGATAAAATACCCGGTTTAAAATATACGCTTCCTACGGTTACTGTTTCGGCTGCAGCAAAGAAACCAAGTTGGATTATGGATTCTGCTACAAAAAATATTAATCAAAATACTGGTGAAGTTGCATATGGATGGAATCCGGGCAAAGATGTATATACATTAAGAAGAACGGTTACACCACATAAAACGGAAGAGGATATTAAAAAATATACTCAAATGCCATCATCTGTAAGAGACATAGACTTTATACATAACATGCATTTAAATGATAGTGATGTAAATGATTTTAATGTACTTGATGCCAAAATAAATACACCATTTAATGTACCAAGATTTTTATTTGAACCTCATGTTGATAAATATAGAGATGAAGCAAGGGGGTTAATACCAAAAGGAACAGAACAATCTAAGGAACAGTATAGAAATAATATGCTATCTGATGTTTATAAATATTATTTATTAAGAAACAAGGGAAATAGAGAAAGCGCTTGGAATGATGCTCAGAATTTTACAAAAAAAGAAATAGATCCGCTTCTTGAAGGATCTGTATATAATCAAAGATTTAGCTCAAATAAACCAAATTATGTAGCTCCCGGAAGTCCATTATTAACTAGTATTGTTAATGATGATTACTTGAACAATTTAGTAGATGCTAAACTAACAAGGAAATTTAATCCTGAATTACTTTCTGAAGTTGAAAAAAGAAAACAAATGCCAGAAAGTGAAATTAAAAATTATGCAATAGATTGGCTTACAAAATATAAGAAAATGCAACCTGAGCAAGCTGAAATGTATTATAAAACACTAGAGAATAATGCTAAAAAAAGATATGAAGAAAATTATCCTAAATATAAAGAATCTAGCAAAAAAAATTATCTCAAAATAATGAAAGGGGCAAAAGCTGGTGAAGAACTTTAATAAATAATAAAAATGGAAAATAAAACAAGCGCTTGGCAAAGAAAAGAAGGTAAAAATCCAGAAGGCGGATTAAACGCTAAAGGTAGAGCATCATATAACGCAGAAACTGGAGGGCATTTAAAAGCTCCAGTTAAAGAAGGAACCAATCCTAGAAGAGTTTCTTTTGCAGCAAGATTTGCGGGCATTAAGGGAGCTATGAAAAAACCCAATGGTGAACCTACTCGTAAAGCATTAGCATTAAAAGCATGGGGCTTTGGTAGTGTTGAGGCTGCTAGAAAGTTTGCCAATACCCATAAAAAATCGTAATTTAGCTAAAAAATAATATTATGGCATCTATAGATAATAATTTTTCTGATTTTGTAGGATATTTAAAAAGTTCTTTTGACCAATCAGTTGTTTGGCACCATCAAACAGATTCCTACCCAGTACATAAAGCTTTAAATAAATTTTATGATGGCATATTGGATTTGGTAGATGGTTTAGTGGAAAGCGTTAGTGGTATTCATGGCAGACCGAAAGACTATGAAATAGATGAACCAGTTAATTATAAAAATCCAGAACAAGTAATTAATTATTTTAAGTCTTGTTATGATATGATTCAAAAAGATAGAAAAAATATTTATGAAGAAACTTGGATTCAGAATCAAGTAGATGAAATTGCTACTTTATTTGCAGAAACCCTGTATTTGCTTAGTCTTAAATAGTATATCATGCCTTTAGATAGTATGAAAAGTACAAATCCTGTTAAAAAATTACATCCTCAAATACAGGAAAAAATTGATTATGTATCTAGTCCTTTATATAAAAGAAGATTGCTTGCATTAGGTCAACCAAAAGAAACTGTTGATAAATTAATATCAGATAGGGTAAATGAATTAAAAAAAACTAATATATTATATAATGCAAATTTGCCAGATGCGGCCCTTGCATTAACTGATAAATATTATGATCAGCCAATAATAAAATTAAGAAATGCGGATAATCCAAAATATCAAAGCGGAAGCGCATTGGCTCATGAAATAGGACATGTAACATCTGGATTATATAATCAACCACTTCAATACACACCAAATTACAATCCAATTCAAAATGAAAGTGGATATGGTTATAATATCCCCGAATCAAGAAAAGAATTTGAAAATTTAATAAGTAGTGGACAGCTTGGATCTATGTCCCCAAAAGAAAAATTATTTATTGATCTTCAAAATAAAGAAGCAAATTTTGTTGCCCCAAAAGGAAGTGGTATATACAAAATGACTGGCGGAACATCATTAAATGATTATTTTTATAATAAAAATAAATCATATAATGAAGCTTGGCCATTAGGCACTAATGTTGATTTAAATGAACCATCTCAATCTAATGTTAAATTAAATGATTTATCAAGATTTATTAATAATGATTATATTGAATCTCCATCCCCTTATAAGCCAATAAAAAAATCATTAGATATAATGAAAAATAAAGCATATAATGATGAATTTTTAAGTAAACCTCATTATATAAATTTATATAATCAGGGAATACCAAATAGATTTTTAGATCCAAGTGGTAATCCTTTTAGTGGAAAGTTATTATCTCACACATATAGTGCTTTTGAAAATAAAGCAGATTTAGATGCTGTAAGATATTTGCTTAAAAAATATAATTATACTAAAAGTTATGGAGAGGATATTACACCAGAATTATGGCAAAAAGCTTTAAAAGATGATAGAATAAAAAATGATGAACAAATTCAAAGAATGAGAAAAAATTTTGATGATAAAGCCATAATTAATTTAAATAATAAGGTTGCTTACAATGCATCACCATTAAATGTAATGAAAAAAGAAGATAACGCATAATTTGTTTTTATGTCATTAAATGTAATGAAAAAATTAAAGGAAGATTCACCAAAAGTGGCACCAATTCGTATTGATGATACTGAAATATTTGAACATGGTGAAGATGATGCTACAGAAAAAAAATTAGAAAATGGAGTGAATCCAACCAACTTGACAAATAAAGGAAAAAAATACGCAAAAGAAGTTGGTGAGCATGCTAAAGATGCAAATAAAAAAAAGGTAGTTAGCAGTACAGTTAAAAGAGCAATACAAACTGCTGCTATTATTGCAAAAGAAGCCAAAATACCTCATGTTACTAATGACCTTCTTAATACTTGGAATATTGGAGATTACGATGGTAAGAAATATGGAACATTTGTAGAAAAAGAATGGATAGAAAAACCAACTGAATCTCCAAAGAATGGAGAAAGTTTTAATTCATTTAAAAATAGAATGGTAAAAGCTTATAAATATGCTGTAAATGCCCCAAAAACAGAACAAATAATAACACATAGCAAAGTTAGTAGAGCATTTAGAGCCTTAAGATATACTGATGGAATATGGAATGATAAGACAACAAAAGAATTTTTGCAATCAAAAGGGAATTAACTTTTATATTTTTTTAAAAAATAATGTTCAGGGTCTGCTTTGAAATCAGCACCATTAGCCCATCCAATTTTATAAGAACTTATTATTTCATCATGTTCTTTTTTTAATAAATCCATAGAATTAATTAAATGCAATACATTAGCATTTAAAACAGGATTTAATTCAAGTTTTTCTATTAATTCTTCTACCGGTGTTTTCATTTAGTTTTTATTTATCTTTATCTTCAAATGGAGCATTATTAATTTCATATGCTAGCCAGAATATTATTATCATTATTATAAGAACTACTATATATATCATACTATTTTTTTTTTAAATTCTTTTAAAGTATATAATGTTGCAAATATGGCAGCAAGTATAAAGCTTCCTGTTATTCCTATTAAATATCCCATATTATTTATTTTTTGTTACTGGTTAAGGACTTGAACCTTAAATGACAGAATCAAAATCTGTAGTGTTGCCAATTACACCAACCAGCATAGATGCCATTTTTAAAGGACACCATCGGCCATGCATAACCTAAATGGATTTAAATGGCCAAACCTTATACCGGAGATTGATCTTCTAATATTTTTTTACCGGCATCAGATAAGGGTCTTGAAAATAATCTAAGTTTTTTACCTGTATTTGGGCAAACAAATGTAATTCCTGCATCTTGGTATGCTTTTAATACAATTTCCAATCCACCATCACCATCTGGGCTTGCTCCTATTACATGAGGTTCATCATAATCAAATTGCATACAGAAATCACACCCTTCTGTATAAACTTGTATTTCTTTTGGTATTTCTGCTTTTTTCTTTGCCATTTTATTTTTCGTTTATTTCGTTTATGTCAACTATTTTAACTTCTTCTCCACTTAATATTGCATCCAATGTAGATTCTATTAAGTCTCTTTGATCTGGAGTTAATAATGCTACCTTTTCTATAATTGCCGGTACCGCAAATACATCACTTGATATTTCGTTTTTAATACCAATTCTAACTTCTTCCGTAAGAAATGGATTTGATACTAAATCACTAAATATCCAAGCTACTTTATCACTGTACTTTTTAAACAATCTTGATCCTTGGGAATTAGGGTATTGTCTGCAAAAATCCTCAAATTGCTCTTGAGCCATTTTTAAATTTTGAATAGCATTTATAATATTGGCACCATTATTAACTTCAGCTTTCATGTTACTTATTAAAGTTTAAATGTGTTTCTTCTAATTCTCTTAAAAATTCTCTTGCTTTTTCTACTTTTTGTTGGATGCGCAATATATCATCTTCATTTCTACCAACTTTAAACATAAGCACTCTTTCTTCTATTGAAATATCATCAAAAGACATGTTAAATTCAATCTTCATTGCTTCTTTTATATATTCTGGATTTTCTTCAGTAGCTACATCCATTTTTTTAAGCAAATAATACTTTTCTTGTTCAATTATGCTTTCTGGTGTATTGACTAAGCAATATGCAATAATTGCGCTTTTTGCTCCTGTTAGCCACATATAAGACTGCATTTGCCAATGATATAAACTATCTAACTTATCTGGTATGTTCCCTATAAATGTCCATAAATCATAACTAGACTTAATGTCTATTATTCTATCATTATCAATAATATCTGGGAAACCAGTTATGTAATCATTGGTAAATCTTTGGTCATTCTTCTTAAATGGCATTTTTAAGTACATTGAAAGCAAATCAATTGAGTCTTGTTCTACTTCTATACCCTTTTTCATTTGTTTGGTTTGTATGTCTTTTTTACGGCCATACTTTTCAGCTATATAAACATCTAATAAATGTTTTTGAGCTGTTTTAGATAACAATCCGGCTTCTTTATCAGCCTTTGATTGAGGTTCGGTCATTAAGTACCCGACAGAGCTTGCTCTGATGTGCGTTTCATTCCATTGCATAGTTTAAAGTGTTTTAAGTTTATTATTATAGTGTTCTAGTAATTCAGGATTGCTTTTACACATCAATTCCCAGGCCTTTAATTCTTCTTTAGTTTTACATAAATCAATAAATGATTTTGTTTTTTCAGCTAATGTTTGCTTTGACTGGGTTGGAATTAGTTCTTCTTTTTTAATACCTAAAGCACCGTATAATCCATCTCTAATAGATTCATCATAAAGTTCTTTTTGTCTTTTTACGTTTTCAGCATGGTATTCTTCAACTAATTCCCTTGCATAATCAAGAGCTTTTGTTGCTGATTCGCCTTCATTAAGAGCAAACTCAACACCAATTTTTTCAGAAGAATAATTACCTAAATTAAATGTTCTAGTGTAGTTAACGGTTTGTATGTGCATATGTTTTGGTTTTTATTTTATTCTTGATACTGTAGTAACGTTATCCGCATACTTAATCTTAAATAACTTGTCTTTATGAGCTTCTTTCTTTTTTAAATTAGAAACCATAACCATTACTGAAGTATATGGGTTTTCAAAACGCATGTGTTCTCCTAATTTTAATTCAGCAACCTTACTTGAAACCGAATCTGGACTAATATTTCTTGCCATTTTTATATATTTTTTGTAAAATTAATTTAATTAATTTAATTAAAAAAATAAATTTAATTAATTTTCGTATATTTGTGATGCATACAATAAAGTGTTAACGGTTTAATCTCGCCCTTCGTTTCTACGAGGGGCTTTTTTGTCACATATTTATATAAAATCGTGACATAATATTTAAAAGCATATAATATGTAGCATAAATAATACATTATATCAATTAACATACAATAATGTATGAATATTAATACAATTTGTCTATTTTTTTATATTAAAAACAGGACAATCCGTAAAGCAATACCCTTACTTTGTGTCAAGTTTTGTCAAGTTTTACCTTCACTTTGACACATGTTTTTAATTTATAAGTCAAAAAACACATAATATGACTTATTTATTGATATAAAACCCCCACATAGAAATGTAGGGGCATATTTACTATAAAAAACCACAACCTATTTTATAAATTTCTTTTTAACCAAGTTAAGCTTTGCCCTGTATTCTAAAATTAAAGCTTTAAGCTCTTCTCTTGTTGGCCTTGTTGGCTGCCTAGCAGTTTCTCTCAAATATTCTACTAATGCATTATTCTCTTCGTGTAGTTTATTTTCAAATTCTTCAATATTACCAGTTTTAAAATAATTACATTCCATACATTGTGGTCTGCAATTGGATTCCATCCACCTGGTTCCCAAATTTGATCTACCCATAAAATGACCACATTGTATTTCCGAAATTGTATGTTTATTACCACAAGTATAACACTCAACTATACCGTTTTTGTCAGCATGTTTATTTCTAATGTATTGACTAAATACATGGTCTAAATCTTGAACTAAATTGTTAAAGCTTTCTGAATCATCTTCAAACTCATCCATACGCTTTTGTGTAGATAATATAGTAGCGCATTGTTTACACATCTTTTTTGAAAAGTGATAATCAATATTTCCGCAATTAATACAACGTTTTTTCTTTACTATTATTGTGCTATTTCTCATAATCTTTTATTCTAAAATTTAAAGGTATATTATCTTCATCCATAAATTTGTTGCAAACATCTATAGCTAATTTATAATATTGTGCTGTATCTAAATTATAATTAGTTGCCATTTTATCTATCCTACATATATCTGGTCGATCATTATAAACAGTACATTTATTATCAATAAGCATTTCACAAACACCACTTTCATTTGTATTATAGGGAAACTCTTCTAAAGTTAAAAATGGCTTAACCATTCCAATTCTTTTACAACAACATCCACATCCAGTACAAGGAAATATCATATTTTTTCAAGTGCGTTTTTTACATTACTCCAATAAAATATTTCATCAGAATTATTTTTATAAAGATCAATTTGATTTTGAACATGTTTGATAGCATCTTGTTTTGCTTTTATTAATCTATTTTCAAAATCAGTAACTCTATCTTTTAAAAAAAAATTTGTATATATTTTAATTGCTTTTGCCTGGTATGCTTCCATTATTCTTTTAATTTATGCAACTTACCATTTATAAATCTAAATCTACCAACGTATTTACCTTTTTTCCATACTTCTATAACCATATCTAATCTCTTGGCCATATCGTATATTAATTCTCTATTTTCCATTACAATTGGCTTTTAATTATTCTATTTATAATTTCTTTTATTATCTCCCAAACTAAAATGATTATAATAATATTCATAGGTTATTTGTTTTGGTTATAAAAAACACCCAAGATTTTACTCATAAGAAGGGCAAAGTCCTTTTTGTCTTATCCTATTACCACTAGGTTGGGTGCTCAAATATTAATTTCTTATTTCGTTAGTATCTATTTGTGATGTAGATGTGCCATTTGTTTGGTTATTTAAATGTACAAACGTACTATCATAATAATGTTTAGATGCTTCTTTTCTACCTTCAATATTTAATTCAGGGTTTAAAGCACCTATGTTAATACCACGATGAAATGTTGTTTCGTGTTGTTTTCTTTCTGTTTCAAGAAACTTATCTTCAAGTATAATTGCTGAGGCTTCTAAATTGAATGATTTTAAATATTCAATTGCTTGTTGCATTGCTGTTTTCATAGGTTATTTGTTTTGGTTATAAGTTTGTCAGGGTAGGATTTGAACCTACAACCTCTAAGGGTTTGCTGTTCTTATGGGAAGCAAGCGTGTGCCATTTTCGCTACCTGACATTATTTATTATTTTATTTTATACTGCTTAACCCATATAGGTATTGAATAGAAAAACCATATTTTTCTTCTAACTGTGTAACCATTTTCATCTTCTCCACAATAAATGTCAAAATTATTAAATCCTTTTTTATATTTCATAGGTTATTTGTTTTGGTTAATTTAATATTCCCATTTGGGATTGACGATTTAATAAATGGGGCATCACTATTATAAATTTCATTATAATAAAGTTCACCTTCTTCATATACATTTTCCTTATAGTTATTTTGACCATAACGAACTGCTGCTATTACCTGCTCTTTTTCTTTGTCAAGTCCTTCTAATGCCATCCTCTTTGCTGCATATAATGCTGATGACATTATTAAATTATTTTCTTTATCTAATTGCTTTTCAGTTTTATCTAATCTTTCAATCAATTCTTGCATTGCTGTTTTCATAGGTTATTTGTTTTGGTTATTTAACTTATCTTTCATTTTCTTGTATTTTTTTAAGATAATATTTTACTTTTTCTAAATCAGTCATGCCATTAGCTTCTTCTATCCATTCTTTTTTAACTTTATCAAAATCTAATATTAATAATTCTTTGTTTTGGTTATAGTTATCGTTATAATACTCATCTCTACTATAATGTGGTAGAGTAGGGTGGTTTATAGGTGTTTCTTGACCATCAGAAAAAGCTTTTTGTATCTGCTCTTTTTCTTTTTCAAGGTATTTATTAAATCCTTTATCAAAGATTTCATTAGCCATATAAGGATAATTAGCTTTTAATTCATCAAACCATTCTTGCATTGCTGTTTTCATAGGTTA